AAGAGAGTGCTCGAAGATAGTCTGACTTGTGTGCTGCTTCACAATGATCGGGATAACCCAATATGTGGAACCATGCGTCAATAGTATTGCGCAGGAACCCAAACATGCGACCATCTCTCTTGCGATATGCTCGCGCTGAGAGTGACTCGCATGGATTCTTTGACATGAACACGATTGTGTTCAGTGCTTGTGTGAGTGTAGCACCCACACGACGAAAATAGTGAGGGGAATAGATGTGGGTGCGCTTGACACCGAGTTCATCTTCCCAAAAGTCTTTCTGTTGCATTAGTAATTCACCACTGAATACATTGGTTTACTAATCCTGATTTTGTTTTGTGGGTTGTCTTCGATGTACTTCAGGTGACACATTTCCATGGTGATATTTATCATGGGTATGAAACCTGCAAGACCTATCTCAAGACGCTGGTCGACGGGCATGGTGTTGTCGCGCCAAAAGAGTCTATCTGCTTTGATCAACTCCGAATAGAAGGGATAACCCAAACCCCACACTGCCTGCACGACCTGTAGAGTAGCAGCAATTGCCACCTCTGGTGCCTGTGCAGGGAAGTCGAAGCGTCTGTTGTTGACAAATATCTGACCAGCGTACATCGTACCAACGGGTATGACGACATCCTGCTCCATGAAACGTCGGACTTCCAACTTGATGTCAGAACAGTCTGTGCTGTTAGTGTAGGTGAATCCGATTGAGGTCTGAGAGTCGAGGTCGATATAACGGAGTTTTGGATATCCGTCTGGTTTCATCATGACCTGCCACTTGTTGAACTTTGGTTCAAGTGCGTCTGCTTCAGGTATGAAGGAACATGCAACACCAATTACGATGTACATAGAAATAATAAATCGTGCTTGGTGTGACAGTTTCATGATATAATTCTCCAGATGAACACTCTATTATCGTCGAGTAGACTGAAATGTCAACCCTTGTTGACGATGGTATCTAGGTGTGCTTCGAACTGCTCTATCTTTGGTACACGGTCTGGCCACAGAAGGTAATCTTTATCAGCATCACGCTTCAGGTTGTTCAGCAGTGGTTGAATAGCAGCACGGAGTTCGACCAACTTTGCGTTTGATTGCTCTGCCTCCTGTGCTGTTGTCTCTATAGTCTGCTTCTGTTCTTGGAAGAAGTTTAGTTCGTCCAGCGATACTGCATTAAATCCAAAGTCGAAGTCCGACATATTGTTCTCCTAAAATATACAGATGTGTTCAGTTTCTGCGGTGCTTGTGCTGAATAGCGTAGGTGCATCACCACCATCAAACATCTCATGTAACTGACTCATGTAGTATCGTACTCGGTTGAGGTGATCAACACCATCTGTTCCAGGGTTCATCTCGATGCCGAATAGGTTGAATCCATCACGGTATTTTCCTAGTCGCTCAGATCCACCTGTCTCTGGTATGGTGAATCGTTCGCTGCGGTCAGAGAAGCGACCAGTAGCAAGGTCAGAGTAACTCATGATTGTTCCGTATCCGTTGTACTCATCACTCAGGTCTCTATCGTACCCACGCACCAAATATCCATAAGAGAAAGGGAACAACGTGCTTGGTGCACCTGCTGACTCGTAGTTGTGGTCCATACCAAGGATGTGACCTATCTCGTGTGTGAACGTCTCATGTGCTCGCTCATAGTAGCGTGTCACTTCTGTCTCTTGGAACACGGTATTGATATGACACTGCGATACACCACGACGATACTTCATCTGTTGTGTGAGGTCATTGTACAGTGCTACACCACAGGCGATTGGTTCGTCTTCTATCTTCTTGAATAGGAATGCGATGTCTGCACCAGCATCTGTCTGCCATTTATCCAAGTCGGAGAATTCGCTTTTGCCTTTGGAGAAATAATCTATCTGCCTGTATAAGTCTCCGCGCTTGACTTCGACGAGTTGTACACCTGCAAGTCGCAACTTCACATACACACCTGAGTCTGCGAATAACTTGTTGGCGAGGTCGATCTCTCGTTGGGCAAACTCTTCATATGTGCCACCGTCGAGTTCATCGTCGAGTTTGGTATCGACAACAGCAAGCAAGTCGATAATAGCGATCTCTGTGTTGTTTGCATCATAGGGGAAGTCGATGTCTGATTGTACGGGGACACCATCACACGTCACATACGGATATGTAGCGTCACCAGTATCACTGGCATCAGTCAAACACTCAGAGGGTTTGCTCATCTGTGGTTCGACAACCACTGGTGGTTCTACAACTACAGGAGGTTCAACCACAACTGGTGGTTCTACAACTACAGGAGGTTCAACCACGACTGGTGGTTCAACTATCACGGGAGGTTCAATTACCACAGGAGGTTCTACGACCACTGGTGGTTCAATTAAAGGTGGAGTGGTTGGTGGTAGAGTTATGGGAGATGAATCACCACCTCCTCCACCACAACCTGCTGTGAGCACCAGAGATAGTGCACATATTCCATGCTTGATATTCATTTCTTGTCTTCCTTGGTTGGTTTTGGTTTATCTGCTTTGATATTTTTGTTACCGAATATCTTATCCCAGTTCGCAGCAACCTTTGCGCGGTCTTCTGGTCTACGTTTGTCGCCTTTACCATTCATCGCTTGGATTCCATTGCCTTTTGCATTTGGTGCATTCCCAGTGGTTCCAGTTCTTGTCGCGCTGTTGCCAATGTTTGTAGTGGTACAATTCGCACCACTGCTTTTTGATCCATTTGATCACAGAACGATACCCGATGTCGCTGCACTCCAACCTTTGACAAGGTCAGGGTGTGTTGGGATGACCGCGAGGATGACACTCTTGTTCAGAGTCAACTCTGGTGGGTTGCCTTCACCCGTCATGCTAATCCCTGGAGCAAAACCTGCACCACCTTCCTGCTGTACAAACAGACGTGGGTCAGATAATGTGACCGTTGTCTCTGACTGGGTCTTGAGACGTCCAACGATCTCGCCTAATATACTCACAACTGATACTACTTCACCGTGCATTACTTCATTCCTCTATGATAACCCATTGATGTATACTTCTCTTCCTGATCTGGCATGATACGGATGGAGACTTTGCCCTTGGTCATCCATATCTTACCAGTGTGCTGGTTTCCTACTGGCGCATCACCCCATGGTGCTTTGGGCAACTTGCCGAACTTTTGGTCTTCAGATTTCATCGTTCTCTCTAGATGCCACCCACCGCTCTACAGCAGCAGTTACATTGGCACGACTGTATGTGCCTTCTGCTTCTAATATAGATAGGAGATTTTCTGCACCGTTATATCGCTCGGGCATACGTGCTGCTCGCTTTCCAGCAAAGTATGATATTGCTATAATGAGACAGGCAATTCCTGTGTGAACATATGGATCCATACTGCTTCTCCTCGTTTGAGACTCTATTCTACAGCAAACAGAGTAGTAAGACAACTATTTATATACATCACATCTTGAATCCTTCAGACGCAATCTTCTTACCAGCAGTGGTCAGGTCAAACACTGGACCAGTATCCTCTGCTGGTTTTCCCGCACCATCGTTCATCAGTGTCTGGTCTTCGGGGTCAATGTCATACAACTTCATCTTGCTTCTATCCACGCCAACAACGAACCTCTCGTGCATACCTGGATCTGCATACCTATTCTTCAGGGTCTTCACCATGATCTGCCCAAGACTCTTCAACTCATCGTTGCTAATCAGCGCAAGCATTAGGTCAGCAGTCGCTGGCAATCCAAACGACTCACTGGTGTCCTCGAGTCCGATGTCGGAGTTACCAAACCCACTCCGTGTCGTCTGAGTTGCTGTCATAACAGGCAGGTTGAACTCCACTGCTAACCCACGAAGTTCCTCAGCAATGCTCTTGATGAAGGTGTACGAATTAACAGAACCACCCTGCTTGATCCTACTGCTGCCGCAGATGTTAAGGTAATCGATGTAGATGATATCAGGGGTGAACTTCTTCTTTAGTTTCAGTTCATTCAGTAACGCACGAAAATGACCCGCATGTGCCTGTGATGTGGGGTACTCCTTTATGATGAGTTTACCATGCGTCTTCGATGCTATCTTATCGACCTTCGAGGTGAAGGACTCACGGGTGAGGTCTGTGATCTTATCCAGAGACACATCAAGCAGATTGGCGTCAATACGTTCTGCGATTCGCTCCTCTGCCATTTCCATCGTGATATACAGTGCGTTCTTTCCCTGAGCGAGCGCAGCGGCAGCAGCATGGCACATGAAGAGTGACTTACCAACGCCAGTGCCTGCGAGTATTACATTCAGGGACTTATTAGGAAGACCACCCTTAGTGATGACATTCAAATATTCTATATCGAATGGGACACGTTCCTCTACTCTATGGTAGAAGTCGTATCGTTCATCTGCATTAGACAGATAGTCGTGACCAACGTTCGTGTCGAATGTGACAGCGAGTGCCTTCGACAGTATCTCAGGCAATGCGTTCTTCGTCATCGTCTGGTGCTTACCATCAATGATCGAGATAGACTCCATGACTGCATTGAACAGTGCGCGGTCTTGACACCACTTCTCTGTATTCTCAA